GGCTGGTGGCGCGGAAACGGTTTAGGTCAAAGCTCATGAAGCAAACAGCACAGAGGACTGGAGCGGCGAAATCGTAAACGTCGCAGTCGGATTGGCGCCGACCGAGAACGCCTGCGTCGCACCCAACACGCCTTGGGTGATGATGTACGGCGCTTTGTTCTTGTCTGGCGAGAATTTAAACAGCAGATTGTCGTCAAGTTTCGCCAGCAAGGCATCAGTCACGCCATCATTTAACGCCGCTTCAAATTGAGCTTGGCCGATACTGGAAGAATAGGAACCTAGCGCCCCGTCATAATACTGTTCGGAGTTCGTGCTGTTCGTGGTATTGGCCGGAACGAAGTTACGAGCGCGCGGGACTTCCGCGAACACTGGCGTTGCCACCCGGGCATAGACCAGCTTTGCGGCGGTAGCGGCGGCGGCGGCATTAGTCCCATGCACCAGCGGCAGGGCCGATGAGAACGTAATCTGACCGCGGATCGGGTCTGTGCTGTAGACAGGATAGTCGTAGCGTTCTTGCGAGTCGCCAACCACCTGATAAATTTCAGTACTGGCGATAGCGGCGGCGGTGCTGCTGCTGGTCTTGATTTGGGCAATCTCGATGCTGCCCAGCGGGATAGACGGCGGGCCGCCCGCGGAACCGCGCGTCGAGATATGCGCTGTTGAACCGGCCCCCGCCACTATCGCGGCCGCCCCGGCGCTGGTAATCGTCAGCGAGCAAATGGCGTAAGCCGTTCCGGCGCTGGTACCGCGGGTCACGGTTAGCGAGTCGTCGGTGACGGCATTGACGGACACGATCCCGGTGGTGGCGCTGGCGGTGGCCACACCCGGCATCATCGCGGTCAGCGCGGCCAGCCGGACGGAATCGTTGGCAACCCCAACCGTTACCTCGCCGCCGGTAACCAGACCGTAAGGCGCGACAACATACGGGTCAACGCCGGTCGTGATGACAACCGACGACCAGGGCTTGCTACTAGAGCTATACGTGGTTCGAGTGCTGTTGCCGGTCATGGCGGCAAACGCCACCGGAGTTTGGGCGCTCTCATAATAGACAGCGGCGGAATTCAGGACGGCCATAATTATCTCCTAAATCAAACGGCGCCGGGCTGATCCCAGCGGTAACGGAAACTGCCATGATGGGAAATCATCCGGCTGGCGGCATGATCGATCATCAAGGGGAAACCCGCCGCGCGGGCCTTGAAGAAAAACGGGGTATCTTCGGTCGAGTAGGTGCATGAGTCTGGATCCCACTCAATAGGGAACCAGGGCTGCGGGATAGCCTCAAAGACCTCCTTGGCAATCAAGCACATCCCAAAGCCGACAGCGCCACCCTCTTCCAAATCCGGCGAGTCGGCGCGAGTGACTACCCGAGTTTGGAAGTCCGGGGCGAACGCCGAGAACGGCATCCCCTCGAATCTGATCGGATAATTACAGCCCACTAGCGGCAAATTGCGGCGCAGCAGCATAATAGGAACGGCTGGCGCAAAACTCATATCGTCGTCGATGAACAGTACGTGAGTGGCACCCTCGTCCAGACTGGTCCGCACCAGATATTCCCGCCCGTTGCTGATGCTGGAACTCTGATATTGCCGCAGCACGATATGCTGGCGCGGCTCTTCCGGGTCCACGGCTTCGGCCATGAAGGTCATAGCGAATTGGGCGAGACTCAAAGCGTATTCCGCGCGCAGCAGGCCGCTGGTCGGGGTGCAGACGCTTAAATGGATCATGGGCGGTAATCGAATTCCAAGGTTATTTGTAGAACAGCTTCGTTGCTGTTGGGGGCCGGGGCGAAAAAAGCGGCGCTGGTCTCTTCGACCCGCAGAGCATTTCCGCCCCACCATTCCCCGGTTAGAGTATCCGGTTGGATTACGGCGCGAATCGCGGCCAGAGCATCATCCAGCGTATCGTCGTAGGCAGACGTGGCGGCGATCTTGGTTTCTATCGTCAAGCGCCGAGTAAAGGTCAGGTCGCTATAATCCTGATCGGCGGCGCGGCTGTCGCCGGTACTGTAAATCGTGATGACCGGCAGGGTAGCGCTAGTCGCTTCCAGTGCCGCGCGGCCGGTGCGGGTCGTATAGACCGTAGCCAGTTGGGCTTTCAAGGCGGCGATGGCGGCCTTGGCGCTCATACTTCAATCACCGCGAATTTCTGCAAGTAGCCGTCATCGGTTAGCAGTTGGGTGGTTTGCCAGACAGTAGGATCGGGATAGGGGTCATCGGTTGTGGCGTCGTTCTCAATCGAGAACGTATCCCCGATAGCGGCCCCGTGGCTTTTGGCTAGTTCCAGAGTCATGCGCTCTTCCATCCGCTCGCCAAATTCGCCAGTGGGTGCTAGTTCCATTTGCAGCATCACGGTCACTGCCGTTTCATCACTATCGGAATTGGTATGCGTGGCGGCAATCCCGAACACCTCTTCGATGATCGGGATTGCCGATTCCGTCATGATCGTATCAAACAGCGATTCCGCCATTGCCGATCATTCCCAACCCATAATCGCCCACAATTCGATAGCGATTGGCTCAGTGGTTAGGTTTAGATAAATCCAGGCGTTTTTCATAGATCATGCCCAGCACATCGGGCCGCCGATCAACTTGACTTTGATCGTGGTGCGCGAGGCCCCGCTAGTCTTGGTTTCCCAGAACGTACCAATCGCGCGACCCATGCCGGATGCTGTACCAGTAGCAGCACCGAGCACTGCGGCCTTGCACTTTTTGCCGGTGGCGGTACGGTAATAGGCGACATTCCCGGCGGTCATCGTGCCGGTCGTGGCGCACATCACGTCGTAAACGCCTTCCAGCGCCAGGCCGATAACCTGGGCAGAACCCGTTGCGGCTGTCAATGCGACGCCAACCCGCTGCCCGACTACCAGCATATCGCCGTTAGTCACAGCTCCGGTGGTCGTATAATTGAAGACTTCGCCTTCAGAGAGAGTCTGAGCCATTTCATTTACCTCACGTTATAGGATGGAATGGCCGGGCCGAAGCCCGGCGCAATCAATCAATCAAAATCAGGTCGCGCCCTTATACTTATGGACAGCGCGGAAGTCGAGCGCGGCGACGCCGAAGTCAACACCGATCATGTAGCTGACGCCCTGGCCGTCCCATTCCTGGTTCTCGCGCATGTACGGCTCGGCCAATCCGTTAAGGAACGAAACCTCAAAGGTGTCGAATATATTGGGATCGGCGAATAGATACCAGGCGGTAGTGCCATTGGTCTGGCCGTCCAGACGCGCATCGGCAATCACTTCATAGCGACCAGAGAAAGGATTGGGCGTCAAAGTGCCCGCTGTTCCGGCCGGGTCATACATCGCCGCCATCAATACTCGCCCGGTATTTTCCAAGGTTTTCGGGAGTACAAGATAGCGCCCTCCAATATTTAGCGTAGCGCCAGTATTGGGATCGGTCTGGCGGGCCATCGCGACATTGGCAGTATTCAGCGTCGCCACGGTCGGCGCAGTAGCGGCGGCCACGTAGTTCTTATGGGTGCTGGTATCCCATAGCGCAGTGCTGTCCTGATTCAGGGTAGGCCCGGTTCCGTCCAGCAGCGCATAGGTGATATCGCCAACTTTTCGATTGGCAGCGCGGCCCATGGCGCGGGGAATGGCGGACAGCGCTTGCAGGTCATCATTGATAATCAGGCGGCGGCTCACCCGATACTTTTTGCCGTAAGAAACCAGCTTGATGGTCTCTTTCCTATCCGTGAATTTGCCGTAGGTGATATCACCGTCTTCAGGCACTACATCCAGCGATGTAAAGCCGCTAATACCGGAAATTTCGGCGGTCTTGAAGTCGGGCAAGGTGCCGCGCCGAGTCCACATCATCCAGGTCTCTGGCGCTTCGTCCCAGCCTTGCAGCAACGACTTGTTGGCGACGTTGGCCAGGATGTTGGTGAAGTCGCTAGTGGTCTGGCCGCTAGCGCTGCGATAAGCCAGCGCCCGGCCGGCCATGTCCTCGTCGGACAGGCCATTGGTGCTGATGCCGACCATGCGGCAGAAATCGCCGGCCAGGGTCCGCAGGCTCTTACCGACCATCCCGCCCTCGCGGGCCTTGTCGATATCCGCCCGCTTGTCCAGCACGCCGGAACGGACCAGCAGGCCATGGGCCATGCCATCGCGGAACTTGTCGCGCTCGTCGGCGCCCTGCTGGATCGAACCACTCAGCGACTTGCGCTGGCCACGGTCCGGCAGTACCACCGGGGGCAGTTGCGCGTCATGGGTGGCCACACGGATGCTGCCGGCGCCATCGGTCACGCTGGACCAATCTACAGCCGGTTCTACCGCCCCGCCCAATACCTCAAACAGAATTTTGCGGGTGCCGTCTACCGACCATCCCTCGTTGATGGCGCGGGCGCGCAGGGCCGCATAATACGGCTCGCGGGGGATCAGGTCGTTTTCAAACATATCTGAAATCTGAGTGCTGCGCTCGCGTTCGGCCTTAATGGCCTTCATTTCGCCAGCCCGCTCGGCAATCAGATATTCACGCTTCGTTTTGGTAGCAATATCAACTACCTGCGCGCTGCCGGATTCAACTTCCGGCTGTTTGGCTTCGTCGGTCATGGGTTTGCCCTCATGGAGTAGAGATCGATGCATCCCGACCGATGCATCAGCCGGAACTGTTACCACAGATGCCTCCAGCAACTCCCACCCGGTAACCCGGATGTCGTCGCCGTCAGCGGATTCCTCCCATCGATTTATTTGGTAACCGATGGAAATGTCTCGTAGAAATCCTTCCCGCACATCCTGAAAAATCTCTTCGGCGCGGGCGTTCCTGGAAAAGCGCAACGTGCCCCGCAGTTTGCCGTTTTTCAGCTTGACGTTTTCAACGCGGCCGATCGGTGCCCCGGTGTCGTGATTCCATAACAACGGCAGGCCATCGGCGGCCCGCGTTAGGTCAGCGGCATCGGCGCTATGCACCAGGATTTCGGTTCCCCACGGGCGCTTTACCGGCGCCTCGCTGGACAGCGCGGCGGGCACGGTACGAGCGTCGGCGTTCGCCTCCCGAGTTTCCAGCGTGGCCAGCCGCTCGTACCGCTGGCCGGACAAGTCGCGCGCGTTCATTTCGGCTTGCCCTTCTTTTTCTTTCCGCCATCGCTACAGGCTGCGTTCATGCTGCTTCCTCTGTATCGTCTTCGGATTCATCATCGTCTGGTGCTTTTGGCGCTTCCGCATCTGGCCCCATCATTTCCACAGCCTTGGGGGCCGGGCGGATATCCAGCGGGTCGGCCTCAAGCTGCGCATCTACAGTCGCCGGGTCTGAACCAAGATCGCGAATGACCTGGTGCCTCGATCTGAACCCGGATTCCACCATGCCCTGATACGCCTTGATCTCTTTCAGGGGATCGATCCACGGCATATTCGGCGGGCGAACTTCCGGGCGGTAAAGGCTGGCCTGATCGACGCCAGCCGGGATTCGCACCAGCCCAGCTAGCCGGCAGGAATCGATAAAGCGCTGCCAGACCGGCAAATAGAATCGGGACCGCAGATAGTCGAACAGTCGGCGGTAATGGGTGACGGCTTCAACCAATTCCTGGCGCTGGGCTGAGTAGGTTCCGTTGTAGTTCTTGGCGATGCTGGAAAACCTTGTCCCAGTGCCGGCCGCAACCGCCCTGAGCATAGCGTTTCTGAACTGCTCAAGATTTGGATTCGGGCGCTTGGAATCGATGGTGCCAACGTCCTCGCCGGGTAGCAGTCCGTCGAAGACCAGGCCCGGTTCCATTGAGAAGGTCCGCCCGGAAGTGGTCTCGCTATCCTCGCCGGCCACTACGGCTTCAGACGCCAGTCCAATATCGCGCTTGATGTAGGCTGTCAATGCGGCCGCGACCCTGGCCGCGATGCGCTCCGATTCCTCGTAGTCGCGCAGGTCGTCGAGCCTGGTCAACACCCCATGGAAGATCGAAACGCCGCGCGTCTGGTGCAGGCGGCGCACAAACTTCAGGTGCATGATCGAGTCGGCGGGCTTCCAGGTCAGTTCAGACGACTGCAAGTTGAAGGTCTGGCTACCGGGATGAGTCTTGGAAAACCAATATCCAACCGGCCGATTCCAGCCATCTTTCTGAACGCCGTGCGTCACTCGGTCGTTAGGCCGGGTCAGATCGAAGGGTAGGAAATCGGATTCCAAAAGCTCCAGCGCATAGGGGATGCGAGTCGCATAAGGCGCGCGTGGGGCGATAACGTGCTGGGCAAAAACTTCCCCGTCCCGCAGCCACGACCGGCATAGCAGCCGCTCAACCTCCGGCCCGGATAATTCTCCAGTCACTTCCGGGGCTGTCCAGAACTCATTCCACAGGTCGGAAAGTTCCTGATTCAGCTTCACTACCGGCTCGCGTTCCGGCCCGCGCCAGGCCATCGGCTCGATGCCGGCCCCGGCTCCGACGATGTTGGTTACGAGATCATCCAGCACGCCGATGGCTAGATCGTGGTTCTCGTCGAGGTGCCTGGCGAATTCTCGGACGTTGCCCTTGGCGGCATCCATGACGGCATCGGCGGCTTGCGGCCCACCGCGCCGGGGGCGCTGGCTGGTAATCTTGACCGCATCATAATAGCGCTGGGCATGGGCGAGTTTGGCTAGTGCCCCAATCCGGCGCGCGGCCAGCCCGGGGGAGAACCAGGACAGAACTTTGGTTATCTGGTCCATGTCGCCACCGAGTAGGGCAGGCTACTGGAGCCATCATTGATGGCGATGGCGTTTTGGAGAGTGCGAATATGTTGCCTGAGCTTTTCCGTATCAGAAGCGGTGAAAGAGAGGCTTTTTTCGCCAGTCTGAATTCGAACTACCTGCTTTCCGAGCGCCAACTGCTGCAAGGCATTCTGCGCGTCGGTCAGCCAGCCCTGGAGCGTGGCCGTTGAAATCCCAGAAAAGATACTTGTGCTCATGCCGCGGTTTGAAACGCGGCGAAATCTTTATGTCAAGCGCAAAAAAAAAGGTCCATCGTTTCCTGGCAAAATATTTTCAGGCTAGGCATGACATGGTGATGCGTGGCTTGGTTAGGCTAGGTATGGAAGGGCCGGTGGCAACGCCGGCCTTTTTGCGTTATAAATCACCGACTCAACAAGAGGATTCACCTATGCCAGAAATCAAACCTACCCAAGCCCCAGCCGCCAGCCGGCCCGAACCGGCCCCGGTCGTTCGTGCCCCAGACCCGGCCGAAGTGCGCCGGCTAGAGCTATTGACGCTGATCGATAATGCCATGACCCGCACCGAACGCGGGCTGGTAAAATGGGCGGGAGGGAACACGCAGTTCGAGGCCACCCGCTTCATGTTGGGCGGCAGGATGGATGCCTTGCGCGCTATTCAATCGGCGTTGAACGGCGACACTGCTGCACTGCGGGATTTGTAGCCGGAAATGAAAACCGCCCGGCTAGCGGGCGGTGATCGTAATTAAGGAAATCTGTAAATCAGGGAAATCGTAATTAAGGAAATCTGTAAATCAGGGAATCAGCAGATCGTCCATGCGGTTGGCGGGATTCGCCAAGTGCTGGATAACCCAATTCGGCTTTTTACCGCGCCCGCTCCACATTTGCGCAGGGTTCTCCGGGTTCCGGTATTTGGCCGGCATGACGCCCCCCGAGCGGCTTGTTCTCCTGCGGGGCTGGCGCGGGCGCTTCGCCCTTCAATTCCAGCAGGTAGCTGCGGCGTCGTTCGAGTTGCACAAGCTCAAAATCCGCCCGATCACGCAATAGCTCTTTCAAAGCACAAACTGATTCTTGTACTACATCCGTATCTTGCAGATCGGCAGTTATGCCCTGGATGATTATGTTAGTCAGTTCCATGGTTATCTCTTCGGTTTGCGGGATTGCAAGTTGGATTATAAGGATAGCTTTATAATATGCAATGCCAGCTTGCAAAATCACCGCAAAAAAAGTCTGAACGGCTACCCCGGATGCCGCCAGGGGCTTCTTGACTTCCCGATCAGCCCCGCCCGCCGGCAATCGATCAACCCGGTGGCCAGCGCCCTTTGAATCCCGGTCGGTGTGGCCCCGAACCGCTCCAGCCGGTGATTAAGCGTCGAGGTTGGCAGGTGATAGGTCCGCGCCAACTGATTCAACGTCCACTCCCGGCCCTCCCAGGTGATGAAGCGGCGGGCGGGCATGGTTATTGTTTCCTCACAGCTTCGACGATCAGGGTCCGGCTGGTCTTTTCCAGCGGCCCAACCGGACTGTTCGGCCCGTCTTGCCCCCGCCATTCCGCCACCAGCCAGCCGCAGTCGCGCAACAGGTCTTTGAATTGCTCTTGCGTGTAATGCCGCTGGTGGAATGGCGCTCTCTCCGGACTGTACGGGACAACCCGCTCGTTGGGAACGCTAGCGAATAGCCTCTTGACCCGCAGGCATCTTAATAGCACCCTCGGATCGGCTAGATGTTCGATGATTTCAAAGGCGGTAGCGCTGTCGGCTTCGGTGCCGATGGGCTTTCCGTCGAGGTCCGCCGTTTCCCAGGCTACTGACGGGCGCGCGTAATGTTCCCGCGCATAGGCTACCGACTCAGCCGACAGATCAAAGCCGTTTACCTGACGGGCGCCGGCATCGGCAAGTATGGAGCTGCCGTACCCGCAGCCGCTACCCAAATCCAACACCCTATCGCCGCTGATTCTGCTGGCGGCCCATTGGTAGCGGTAGACGTGATCGGCCTGAATCTCGCTGATATCCGTCGCCACCTGCCGCTCGGCACTCAACAGCGCGGTGCTATCCTCGTCCGGCTCCAGTCCTACCAGTGCCCGGAAACGCGCCCGGTTGGCGGGGATGGTGCGAGGATCCCGCTGGTAGCCGTAGATGTGGCCGCGCTGGTTGGCGTTGAGGAAACCGGAGTCCGCAGATGTGGTTACGACCAGCCCGGTCGCCTCAAGTTTTCCAACCCAATAGGCCACGTTGGGATGCCCGTCTTCAACCGTACCGGATGAGTGCGTTGCGTAGTCAGCGCCGAACACCCGCAAGTCCCGTACCCCGATAAAGGCCGCGTACAACAGGATGTAGGCGAGGCTGTTGTGATACCAGTCGCCGTGCATCGGGTTAATGGTACTCGATACCCAGCGCCATATCTCCCGCATCGGGAACTTACGGACGTGCCCCGGCCAGCCCTCGCAGTTGTCGCTGGTTATGATCGGCTTGTCATGTTTCCAGAGCATGGCGCCATAGCGCGGGTAGTTGTCGGCCTCGCCCTGAATGTGGTCCATAACAAAACCAAGATCGTGCCGGAATACCCCAATGCCCCGATTAAGCGTCCATACTTCATCAAGCCCGCAGACCGCCTCGCACAAGTCTGACGCCAGGCAGGCATTGATGTAGGTATTACGCGAGGGGCCGAGACAGATCAGCGCGACGGTTTTCGGGGTGTTGCCGGTAGGGTGTTGCCAGTTAGTCATAGTGCCTCGTAATTATCATGATATTCTTTTCTGGTCTTAACTATAATTCAGATATGTATTATGCAACATGACGATATGATCAAACACAATACGATCAGCACGCATCCATTCTGAGCAGCCAACAACTTCATTCCCATCTTCCGTGATGATACTCATATCTTCGCACTCTAACCCGTTAGCCAGAATATACCCAGCATCAACCACCTTCCAGTTTGAAGTCAATGCGTTATATGTTGTAGCGATAAAACTACCCATATAATTATCTCCTAATCCACGGTTGACCGCTCGGCCTGTTAATGAAAGACCCGCCGCCAGTCTGGCGTATCTGCTTCGGTGCCGGTTTCTCCGGTTCCTTTTCCTTATCAGGTTCCGGCGCGGTCTGAATCGGCACGGCTTGGCGTTGCGGGATCGCCCAGGCGGGCGGGTTGTTCCAGTCAATCAGGTCGGCCTTCAATCTCAGCCACGCAGCGGTATTGTATACCATTAGATCGAAAGCCTCATTCCGCGCCCCGCCTAAATTCTCCCAGCCCTTTGCTGTCCTGGTTTCCGCGGTAAGTTCGTCGAAAAACCATGCCCCCAGCCATGCCGGCCAGTGGATATAGCCGGGGCCGGATTCAGGCCGCTCCATATCGGCGGCCACGGAATCTTTGAGGACCAGCGTATTGAGTAGCCACACCGGGATTTCGCCACGCGCATTGGTGCGCCGCTGTTGGACACGCTTCGAGGAATCGGGATAGGTGACCTTGATTCTCGGCCCGGTCTTGGCGGCGTCGCCGCCCTTGCCCTTCACCAGCATGGCCCGCGAAGCCAGCCCGGCCCCGCGCAACTGCCGCCAGAACAGGTAAGCCCGTTCGGTTACGCCGGCCTGCCCCCCGGAGTCGATAGCGGTCATCAGCGGTGTCAATCCTTTCGATTCATCGGCGGCAAACGGATAGGGCTTTTTGATGACGTTGCTGGCAATCAACAACCAATCCTCAATCCGGCCGGCCGGGTCAACGCCTTCCCAATCGTCGCTGCCGGCCCGGCGGCGGGCTTGACGCAAGTTGTACCTGTCGATCAGCCAGCGCTCGCCGGCTTGACCCCAGCCAACCACCTGAACAACGAAACGGTTTTTCTGCACATCCACGGCAGCAGTTAAGAACTTCACCTCGTCCGGAATGGTGCGCTTCTGTACGTCTTCAGCCCTGGATTGCAGGGCCCTGGGGTCACGGATGACATGTAGTTGCCGGGGACGGTAAGCAATGCCGAAATCGCCGGTGGTGACCGCCTTGAGCATTTCCTCGGAGCCGCTCTTGTCGAGGTCCGCTTGCGCGGCGTGCCATTTTGCCCATAGCGAAGTCCACGACTGGTAGGCAGCGGCCGGCCCGGTCAGCCAGTAGGATGCGATGCGGGTTGACGGTGGCTCCCCGGTAATCGTGCCATCGGCGGCGATGGTTTGCCCGGCGGCCAGCCAGCGGCCGGCCCGGTTCATCGCGGTTTTCTTGCGGGAGTGAATCGCGGATCCGCAAGCCGGGCAAATCAGGTGAATGTCGCCCTCGATATCCACCAGAGCGTCGATAGTTGGCGATGCCGTGAAATATTCCCCGCATTCCGGGCAGGGCCAGTACCAGCGGCGCCGGTCGCCCTGTCCGTACAAGCCGAAAATGCCTTTACAGGGCGGCGCGGCGTGAGGGTCTTCGTAGCTCCATTTTGGATCATCAATTAGCCAGCCGGGCGAGGATTCCACCATGACGCGGCCCCCGCTGAGAAAGGTTTGCACCCGCTTCCGCGCCAGACTAAAGGCGTCACCTTCCCCGTCGATGTTTTCAGCCATACGGTCGTAGTCGGTGATGGCGACGTAGCGAAGAGTCCGCCCGGATAATTGGCTAATCGAGGGCCAGCCAATCAGTAACCTCATGCCGTGGCGGTACTGCTTATCAAAAACGTTGTCGGAGTTGGCGTATTGGCTGAGCCGGTCCCGTAGTTCTGGGCTGTGGCGATGGGCGCGCGCCACATCGTCTTTCGAGAAGTCGCGGGCGGTGGCTTCTGAAAGGTGCAAAACAAAAAAGTCTCCTGGATCGCAGCAGATAGCGTAAGTCAACCATCCCAACACTAGCCCTTGAGTTTTTCCGGTACGGGCTGGGCCGACGAAAATAACGGCTTCCAGTTGCCGATTAGCCAGTTGATCCATCGGTTCCAGCATGTAAGGGACAAGATCGGGATTCCAGTCGCCAGAGTAACCACCAGGGCGATGGATTTTAAGATACTGCGCAGCGGCATAGGAGATCGGGATTCTTGTTGGCGGCCGTAGGATTTCGGCGGCGCTTCTGAGAATTTGCAGGGCTTGACTCACAACAGAAAGCCTTTTTGCTGCATAAACTCTATAGGATTCTTGTTGCTCTTTTGTAAGTTGCAGGACGGACAAAGCAGTTGCAAATTGCTTCGGCAGTTCGATCCGCCAGCGGATAAAGGAACAATATGATCGACATGATATTTAACGGCTATTGACTCACGACAGCAGGCGCATTTACCGCGCTGCATGGAAATTAGAAAAATAATATCCTCTTGTGTATAACGCCCTTCGGCGTTCAGTTCCCGCGCCCGCCTTGCTGCCCGGATAGCGTTTACTCGTACTGGATTGTTTTTATAATATTCAGAAGAATATTTATTATGACTATCTTTGATGGATAAATAATATTCACGTCGCTTGGCAATCTGCGTGGCCTCATTGGCTTTTCTCCATTCCCGATTTTTCTCCATAATCCGCGCATGATTCGCTTGACGGTAAGCTGCTTGCTGGCGCTTAATCGTTTCTTGGTTTTGTTGGTAATATAGGCGGTTTCTTTCTGTAGTTAGTTCTTTATTGCGGCTGGCATATTCTCGATTCTTTGCAAGAATTTCTTCCCTGTTTTGCTTATATCTTTCCTGCCGTATCGTTTTGCGGGCCATATCATATTCCCGCTTGCGTGCATTGCGTGTTTCCCGATTAGCTTGATGGTAGCGCCTGCTTGCCAACCGCTTACATTCCTTGCACTCCGAGCGGATGCCGATTCTTGAACGTGAGGCGGCGGATGCCTTTGGAAATTCATCAATCTGCTTGGTTTCGCCGCATTGCGTACAGCGTTTTTCAATCGGCGCTGGTGTGGTATGCTGTTCTTGGGTCATGGCCGTATCTCCAACAAGATAGGGTTCGATCAAGTGCCCGGTTAATGTTGGTAGCATTTTCCGGGTGCGCTTATTATACCAAGAAACATGAATACAAAAAAGATCATGACATTAGCCAGGGGGGCCATAATCAGTGTTTGGAGCGTCATGGTCAGCGTTGCACTGCCGCTGTTCCGGGTGGTCCCCGGCCATCGCCTGCTTATGACGCTTTGGATAGGGTTTTGCTAATGGTAATACACGCTCGCGCATTTCTGCGTCCAGGGGCATTAAATATCGGTGTTTTCCCAGCTTTTTTACCGGCGTGCATTGGTTAGGCGTCCATGTTTTTCTTTTTAATCCATGGCAAGTAGTCCAGCCTTTTGATTTAACCATTCTCCCATGCCATATTTTCCCATCTGGAGCAAGATAATCTGTTGATGGTGGCATCTGTCCAGAATAAAGCCAATTTCCAGCCTGATATATTCCTCCATAATGACCCTCTCTAGGGTCTGCAAATGAGACTATAAGGCGTAATCCTGGATTG